GACATCATAGAAGACATCATCCAAGAAGAGGTTCAGCAAGACGTATGGGATCAAGAAGACGTATGGGATCAAGAAGACGTATGGGATCAAGAAGACCAATCGTGTCAAGGGGTCGCATGGGTTCCGGGAGAGTAGGTGGACCAAGAAGATCAAGGAGAATGGCTGGCGCCAGAAGAGGTGGTGGAGGTAGAAGATCTATGGGAGGAGGTAGAAGGGGAGGTTCCCGTTCAGGTAGACGCAGATAAGTTAACTACTCGTTTTTATGTCCATTATTACTTAAATAATAAACATAATTTTTATATAAATTTTATCAAAATAAAAAAATGTATTCTATATAAAGTTTTTTTTCTATAATAGTTTATATAATGAAAGTTTCTATAATCGGTCTCGGGTTCGTCGGTGGAGCCATGAAAAAAAGCTTTGAGCTCAAAGGTGTTAATGTTTTTGCTTACGATAAATACAAAGATTACAACACTTTTGAAGAGTGTTTAGATAGTAAATTTATGTTTTTATCTTTACCAACACTTTTTAATGAAGAAACTAATCAATATGATAAAGAACCCATCTATGAAACTTGTCAAAAATTGGTTGAATATAATTACCAAGGTTTAGTTGTCATTAAAAGTACAGTTGAACCAGAAACTACTGTTAATTTAGGAAGAAAATATCCTACATTGAAATTTGTCCATAAACCTGAATTTTTAACAGCGGCGACTGCATTTGAAGACTTTCATAATCAAAAACATATTGTTTTAGGAAAAGGTTTAGGTGTTGAAGATGAAGATATTTTTGAATTAACAGGATTTTTCTCAACATTATATTCAGATGCTGATATTTCTATATGTAATTCTACAGAATCTGAATCAATGAAATCATTTGTTAACTGTTTTTATGCAGTGAAGATACAATTTTTCAATGAATTGTATCAACTTTGTCAAAAAAATGGAACCAATTATGAAACTATCAAGAATTTAATGTTAAAAAATGGTTGGATCAATCCTATGCACACACTAGTACCTGGTATAGATGGACAATTGAGCTATGGTGGATACTGTTTTCCCAAAGATACCAATGCACTGTTGCACTATATGAAAGATAATGAGAGCGAACATGGTTTATTGGAAGCGACAATTAAAGAGCGAAATTTGATGCGTGAAGATCATACGAATATTGTAAAAAAATAATATATTTTATTTACTCTCTTATCATATTTAATAACCTCAGTATTTCCTCTTTTGAATTTAAATAATTGATATCAGAAGACAATAATAATAAATAATACCATTCATATTCTTCTATTTCTATATCATATATATATATCTTCTTACTAAAATTGAAATCACAAAATTTATGCCAATAATCTGGAATTGGTTCAACTTTATTTTCTGCAAAATGTGTATCAACAAATTCTTCAATATAATTTATATTTAATTTATTAAGAATTCTATTTGTTAATTCATAAAAAAATACTGATGATGGATAAGAACGAGAATTAAATAATCTATATTTTTTATAATTATTATTATAAAAATCTAACATTTTTATATCTGATTGATTATCTATTTTTTCAAATTCATCATATTTATTTTTTAAACTTGTTTTCATTTCTTCAATATTATATGAAATATTATTCATACTTCTAATTTCATTCTTTATTATACTTATGGTTGAAATCACATCGTTAATATTTTTAATTTTATTTAATAATTCCCACTTATTTTTTAATTCAGGATGAAATTTAAAAATTTTATAATCATCATTTCTACCTCCCATATTTAAATATTCATATATACTATTTCTATAATGAGGTATTTTAATTATTACACAATCTTTTTTACAAAGTTTAATTATTTCCTCATTATTTAAATAACCTCTATCTTTTTCTATAATTTGTAAAATTAAAATATCAGTATTTTTTATGATTGATTTATGTTCTTCTATCAATTCACTATTATTTGAATATTTATTATCATTTACATAATTATTAATTGTTATCAAATTATTATATTCTAGTGAATATAATTTTATAAATTCTTTATTATTGATTAAATATTTAAAAATTTGACTTCCATGACAATCAAAAAATATACATACTTTTTTTTCCATATATATATTATATGTTAAGAATTTTATTCGATGATACATTAAACTCAATATTGGATATAAAAAATCATACTTTTTCTAATAAGATAAATATATATCATATAAATATATCTATAATATTAAATCAACCATATGAATATTTACGAAATATAAAACCTAATATTATATTTATTAACTGTTTTGATCTTCAAGGATTTAATATAAATGAAAATAATATAATAAGTTATTTAAAAAATAAATATAATATTAATGTTGATCATTTAAAAAATATTGATAAATTAAATATTATCAAAATTATAATAGTTATAAATAAAAATTATTATCTATTAGATAAAATTGAAAATGAAAATTATAAATTAAATTGTGATCTTTTAAAAAATCATAAATTTAAAAATATATTACTTGAATCATATTTATATAAATGTTTATTGAATGACTTTAATTTTATATCACTAGGATTAAACTGTTTTCCAGCAGGATTCTTAAAATTTTTACATTTAAAAAATGCATCTTATCCATTTGATTGGTTGCAATTATTTAATTTTAATAATATTTTAAATATTTTAAATAATAATTATGAAAATTTATTTAACATTGAAAACTTAAATTTAAATGATAATTGTAATGAAAATAATGAACTATGTACTCATAAAAAATATGGTAATATATTTGTACATCATTGTCCTAATAAAAATTTAAATTATTTTAATAGATGTGTAGAACGATTTAAAAAAATATCATCAAAAAAAATTATTTTTATTATAAGAATTGATGTTGATAAAAATTATGAATTACTTTACAATACTTTAAAAAATATAATTAAAAGTGACTTTGAATTAATTATTTTTAAAATTATTTCAATTGAAAAACAAAAAATCCCATCAAACGATGTAAATGTATATACTTATAAAAATAATTCTAACATAAAAATTTTTTCAATTCATTTAAAAAATACAAATATTGTTGGTTCCTTAATTCAAGATAATAAAACTCTTTATAATTTATACATAAAATTTCTAATTTATTTAAATTCTATTTATTACCACTGTAATTCTTGATACATTTTTAATAGATCCAATTTATCTGGATCTATTGATTTCTCTTCATATAATCCTATTTCCATATTATCGTTAGAATTTATCCATCCTTTTTTTTTTTCAATAGTAAATAAATCTATATTATTTTTTTTACACCATATAGCTAACAAATCATCATTATAAACAACATATTCTAAAAAATATTCAAAGCTAGGAAAATTTGTATTTTTTGATTTGAAAAATGAAACACCAGTTCCAATTAAATGAACTTTAGTATTTTTATTTAAATATTCACTAAATTTAATATTTAATATTCTTTGTGATGATACTGGAAATATATTAATATATTTTTTAAATCTTGCACCTAAACATGAATATATTGCATTATCATTTTTTAATATGTTTAACATACCTATATCTTTATAGTCAATGGGATAATTTATATCATCATCACAAATAAAATAATAATTATTATATTGATTACACCAAAAAAATTTACCAGCTGCTCTAGTTGTACCTAAATTATCTAACAATATATTTGTAATATTAAAATTTTCTGATATATAAGAACAAAAATCAAATGAATATAAATTCATATATAAGTTAATTTCATTAAAATTATTTTTATCTAATGTATTTAATGTTGTAGTTAATAGATCTTTGCGTTTTGGATATGATGCAAGACAACAATATATTTTTTCTACTTTATTATAATTTAAAAAATTGTCACTTAATTCTAATTCAGAACATATTTTATTATTAAAATAAATTAAAAAATTATTTGCCAATCTTTTTTTTAGAATTAACAATATATTGCTAATATTTTCAATAAAAAAGTTATTATTATATAAGATATAGTACTTAATATTATTATTTTTTATATATTTTTTAAAAATGTTCTCATTATTTTTATTAAATAATATATTATATATTACAACATATGCATTTTTAAATGAAATATTATTAATAATATTAATATTATTCCAATCTAAAATATGAACTTTATCAATATAATTTAAATTTACCTTTTCATAAGATAAATGTTCAAATGTTATAAATATAGGTTTACTATCATTGTTAAAATTTGTATTACTAATAATATCTATTTTATATAAATTACTATCAATATATCCATTTTTTTCTGTATTTATTGTATTTTTTACATATAAAAATTTTTCAAATATTTTTTTATTTGAATCTAAATTCGTTAATGTAATTCTAGATTCTTTTAAGTTATTATTAATTATATTTTGTTTATATAAATATATTGAAGAATTCGATAATTGTATATTATGACTATAATAATATTTTTCTTTTCGTTTTTTAATATTATGTTTTTTAACTAGTATAATTTTAGTATTATATAAAAAATCTAAATCCATTGTATCCGTAACTTTGTATAAATTATCTTCATCATATATTTTATAATTATTATATATTCCATTATTTCCACTACAACATATACCAATATTACTTTTTAAAGTTTTATAATGTATTGTTTTTCTAATAAATAGTCCATTTTTTTTATATAATATATAATCATTTATTTTTTGTATAAAATTTAATGATCCTATTATATCATCATATAATATTGTAAATCTAATATTATTATTTTTATTATAAATATGTAAAAATTTTTCAATAAATTGTAATATATTTTCATTTTCAATCAAAGTTCCACAATGTATTAAATTAATACTGTCAGAACTAATATTATCAAAGTTAATATGATCTATAATATCATCTATATTATTCCATTTTAATCCATATTCACTTTGATTGTGAACTATTGGTATATTCATTGCTTCTAACTCTTGACTTGTACAACATGCACCATCTTTTTCAGTTAATCGCAAACCAATAAAACATTTTGCATATATTTCTGGCATTTTTTCATAAGGTATTTGATTTAATGAACTACTATGAATATATTCATACTCTGGTAATCGTTGTTTTACTTCTTCAATCAATGTATTATTATATATTATTTTTTTTATATCAGTTATTGTTCCTTGTCCATCATATATATAAATATATTTACGTTCAATATTTTCATAAATTGGTTTAAAAATTTTATAATTTACCAAATTCAAATATAAATATACACATTTAAATTCTTGATTATTTAAGCGCAATTCAATATCTTTTGATTGTGCAATATATGTAATATTTTTTAATTGTTTTAACTTCTTCATAATATTAATTGAAATTTGTACACGAGTATCACAATCTGTTCCACCAAAAATCACATATACATTTCCTTTATAATTTATAATAGATCGTAAATCTTTCAAATCATAAACCCCAAAAAATAGAGCCTGTTGATTACTATTTGGATTATAATTATTCAAATTATATATCTTTTTAATTCTATCAAATCCTGATAATGATTTAGATATACAGATTTGATCAATTTTATTATCTTCTAAATATTTATTGAATTTTATCTGATCATCAGATATCACATATTTTTTACACTTATATCCAATCAATTGTTTCATAACCTTTTCACGATATATTTCCCAACTCTTATCTTCTTTTCTACGATAATAACTGGTAATATATTTATTAGTATTATCAACATTGTATACATAGGTTGGAAAATTATTAACCATAAATTTACCATCACATCGTTCCAATACCCACCACATTATTGCCATATCTGTACAACATTTTATCCATTCTCCTTCTTCATCTTTCAAATAATATTCAGGAATACTTTTAAATAATTCTGCTTTTCCAGTTCTTAATGGATAAACTGTCCATGGATGTTGTCTATATCTATTATTTTTAACAATATTTTCTGGAAATGGTACAATTGTTTTCTCTCTGCTATTCAATTTACCATTCTCATATTTATATGTACCACCGTAACTTACCAATAAATCATTATCTAAATACAATCTATTCAACTTTTCTAACACATTACTATCATACAACCAATCGTCTCCATCTAATAAACAACATATCTCATCATCTTTGCACTCTTTAAACGCTACATTGCGAGAATATGCGGGTCCCATATTTTTATCATTTTTCAATAATTTTACTTTATTCTCTACATTTTTTTCAATAATATATTTAGATACTAAATCGTATGTCTTATCAGTGGAACAATCGTCAACATAGACTATTCTCCAATTTTGATAAGTTTGATTTAAAACAGAGTCAAGATTTTTTAAATAATTTGTTTCATTATTGTAAGATGGTATTATAAAAACAAATTCTTTATTTTTATTCATCTTTTCAACAACTGGTACAATATTTCTCTCTATTGTTTCAACTTTTGACACTGGTTTTACAACAACTTTTGGTACTGGTGGTGTGAATTTTACTTTATTCAATCTATTCTTCTCTGCTCTTCGCCGTATAATCTCTCTATTTCTAATTTTATTATTTTCTGTGCGACTTTTCAATTTAGCCTTATATATGGCTAATTTTTTTTCATCCATCATACCAACCATATTTAAATAATATAAGCAAAGATTATAAATTTTATATTTCTAACATTTTCTTTTTTTTTCTAATCGAACTTTAATATCCAATTCCATGCTCCGAATATATTTATCAGTCATCTCATCAACTGCCTTTCGTTTCCTTATATCTTGATCATAATTCTTCTCAATATTCACTTGTTCATGATTAATTAAATTCATTGCAATATTTTGATGATCACATTCTATTAATAGATCAATAATTACTTCATCTATATCTGTGTAATTAATTTTTCCACTATTAAATATAAGATCAACAATTTCTCTTGAACTTTTGGCAGCTAATTTCAAAACTTTTCTACTAATATATTTCAATCTATTACTTAATAAAAAATCTTTAATAAAAATAATAAAATCTACTTGATCATTCATATATTGTGTTAAAACATTATATAAATATTCATTTACATCATTCAAAAATGAACCATATTTCAAAACATATGCTAAAATTTTAGCACTGCCTTCAATACCTCCATTATTATTAAACATAAAATTAAAATAAAAATTATCAATCACATATTTAATAACTGTATCGTGCATATTCAATGGTATATTAGGAAAAATAAATATAAAAGAACTATCATATCCTCTCTGAACTAAACCTCTAATAACTTGATAATTTAGATAAGATATATCAAAATCTATATTATATGATGTAATCATATAGTTAATTACATCATATTTGTATTTTTTTATCATTTCATTAAAAAGTAATACTTTATATTCATATGATAATGAATCAACTAATATCTTAAAATTACCTTTGATATCAATATTACGAGAATACATACAATTATTAATTATTATTTTGTACCAATTTTTCTCATCAAGATAATTTATTTCAATCAATAGTTTCAATATATCTCCACTTGCTTCTTTTATTACTTCATTTT